CACACGCTTTATTGCTAACTCACTCAATCATCAATTTCAGGATCAGGTCAGGCCATGGCAAAGCGCACTAGAGCAGACAGCGCGAAGGGTAGCACTGATATTATGAAGGATGCCCTCTCTGGGGCTCCTAAGCCACCGAAAGGCGTGAACATTTCAGAAGCAGTCTTTCCATTTTGGGAAATCGTGACAACCGCGAAAGCTAAAAGAGCCTGGACAGGAAACGATCTTGTTCTAGCTGCTGACATTGCCCGGTGCATGTATCGATTAGAGGTTGTGTCTAATCACCTTGAAACCTATTTATCATATTCACTTGTTGGTGCTGACATTGAGGCTGATGCCGAGATTCCTGACACGAAGAAAATGGAAACTCTTGCGGACACGCTATCCAAACGAATCAAGCTATTAAGCGCACACCTACAAATCCACACAGAAGCCACTCAAGGCAAATCACGAGAGCAGGTGGGCCAGAATAAAGCCCATCATGGCGCCAAGGAATTCGCAGATTCAAATGCGGAGGACGATTTACTAGCTAGGCCGACTCACTAACATGACGCGAGGTGAAAGGGTTTGCAAATTCATTCAGGAATATTGCGTAGTCCCTGAAGGTGACAAGGTTGGTCAGCCGGTAGTTCTCGCTGATTTCCAAAAGCTGTTCATTCTTGATGTTTACGACAATCCAGCGGTAACGGATACGGCCATTTTATCCGAGGCTAGGAAAAATGCTAAAACGGCAACGATTGCTTTTATTTGCCTAGCTCACACTGTCGGCCCCGAGTCGATTCAAAATTCTAGAATTATCTCAGGAGCCATGAGCAGAGAGCAGGCGGCAGAGGTTTACAACCTTGCTTCCAAGTGCGTCCTGCTTTCTCCTAAATTAACTTCGATAGTCAAAATAATACCTTCATCCAAAAAGCTGATTGGCTTGCTGATGAACGTGGAATATCAAGCTATTAGTGCTGACGGTAAAACGGCTCACGGCAAATCGCCTATCTTGGCAATCCTTGACGAAGTGGGTCAGGTTCGCGGGCCTCGATCAGATTTCATTGACGCCATAACAACGGCGCAGGGAGCCTATGAAAATCCCTTACTAATCTACATAAGCACCCAAGCGGCTAACGATGGCGACTTGTTCAGCATTCTTATAGACGATGCACAGACTAATAAGCACCCGAAGACGGTTTGCCATGTATATGCGGCTGACTCAGATGCGGAACTGCTAGATGAAAAGCAATGGAAAAAAGCTAATCCAGCGCTAGGGTTATTTCGATCTTTAGCGGATATGCGTAAGCAGGCTGAAAAAGCTGAGCGAATGCCTAGCTTTGAAAACACTTTCCGAAATTTAAATCTAAATCAGCGAGTCTCGACAGTTTCTCCTTTTGTTTCTAAAAACATCTGGGAGGAATGCGGCGAAGAAGCAAGGCCAATACAGGGCGCTACTGTTTACGGCGGTCTTGATCTCTCAATGCGAACTGACTTAACCGCTTTGGTTTTTATTGGCGAGGACGAAGAAGGCAACTTTGACGTTTGGCCTTATTTCTGGACTCCTGAAATTGGACTTAGAGAAAGGTCGGCGCGCGATAGACAGCCTTATGACTTATGGGTCAAGCAAGGCTTTCTTAGAACGACACCTGGCGCAACCGTTGACTATGAATTTATAGCCACCGAAATCGGAGAGATTAGCAAGGAATGTGAAATCGTCGGTATTGGTTACGACCGGTGGCGCATTGATCTACTTAAAAAAGAATTTAATGATATTGGCTTAGAGCTTCCCCTCGTTGAGTTTGGTCAGGGCTTTAAGGATATGAGTCCAGCCTTGGATTCCCTCGAGGCATTATTTTTAAACTCATCCCTTCGTCATGGAATGCACCCAGTTTTAACAATGTGCGCGGCTAATGCTGTGATCACAAAAGACCCGGCCGGAAATCGAAAGCTAGATAAGTCAAAAGCCACCGGAAGAATTGATGGAATGGTATCTCTAGCAATGGCCATAGGGGTCACTGAGAAGGCCGTAGACGAACAAAAAGAAGTCTCCCCTTGGGAAGATCCTAACTACTCATTAGCAGGCTAAAAAATGGCATTTTGGAACAGCAAAAAACCTGAGCAACGGTCCTCTATTGAAGACCCGACTGTTCGCGTTTCTTCGTCTAATTTCATGGAGTTTTTTGGCGTTGACAGCGGCGTGAGTGCTTCGGGTGTAAACGTAACGCTAGATAACGCAATGGGCGTTCCGGCTGTTTGGGCTGCTGTTAATTTCTTATCTGGCACGATTGCCGGACTTCCCCTAAAGCACTACAAGAAAACCAAATCAGGGCGCGAAGTTGTTAATGGGGATTTATCAGATATTTTGCATTATGCCGTAAACGATGAGATGAGCTCATTTGAGTGGCGCAAGTATTCCTTTGATAGAACATTTACCGGCGGCAGGCAGTACACCTACATCGAGAGAGTTGGTGGCAAGATTGTGAATCTATTTCCATTAGATCCTAGCTGCGTTACAGCCAAGATAGTTGGCGGTAAAAAAATCTATCAATTCTCTGAAGGTGGGAAAGTAACAAAGACTTACGGCGCAAAGGACATAATCGATATTCCTTTTTGCTTAAAGCCCGATATGGTCACCGTTTTGAGCCCTATTTTAACCAATAGAGACACAATCGGCTTAGGTATTGCAGCTACCAACTACGGCTCGAAATTCTTTCAAAATGGTGGCGTCCCTCCTTTTGTAATGACAGGCAACTTTACTTCCGGCGCTGGCCTAAATAGAGCATCTAATGACCTTCAGGACGCTGTTAAGAATGCCAACAGAGAGAATAGGCTCGCTCTAACCCTACCGGCAGGCCATGAAATTAAAACGCTTGGAGTTGATCTGGAGAAGGCGCAGCTAGTTGAGCTAAAACGATTCATTATTGAAGAAGTCGCCCGTATTTACTCCCTTCCTCCTAATTTTCTACAAGACTTGTCAAGGTCAACCTTTTCAAATGTTGAGCAGCAAGATTTACATCTTGTGAAACACACGATTCGTCGATGGGTCGAGCAAGCAGAACAGGAAATGAATCTTAAACTTTTTGGCCGCAAAAATAACGATGAATACGTTGAATTTAATCTTGACGGTATTTTACGCGGCGATTTCCTAACAAGAATGGAAGGTTATTCCAAAGGCATACAAAACGGAATTCTTAAACCTAACGAGGCAAGGCGCCAAGAGAACCGGCCCGATGATCCAGAGGGCGATAGCTTGATGATTCAAGGCGCAACAGTGCCTCTCGGCTCGCAAAACAAGATCACCGAACCCAATACATAACCCTTGAGGCACCTAGCATGAAAAATAGCGAATACAGAGCGGGCCTTCCTGCTGAAATTAGAGCAGAGGGCGACACGATTAAGGTTAGCGGATACGCAGCGGTGTTCAATCAAGAGGCAGATATTGGCGGCTTTTATCGTGAGGTTATCGCCCCCGGTGCGTTCACTGGCGCAATTGGCCGCGACGATGTTGTGTTTGTCATTAATCACGAAGGTTTACCCCTTGCTCGCACCCGATCAGGCACTTTGACGCTTCGAGAAGATGATAAAGGGCTTTACATGGAAACCGAGCTAGACCCTAACGATCCAGATGTAATGTCCATCATTCCAAAGATGAAGCGCGGCGACTTAGACAAGATGAGCTTTGCATTCTCTCCCTCGGTCCAAGAGTGGGACGAAAGCGGCGATATTCCAATCAGAACCATCCGAGAGGCTTCGCTTTTTGATGTTTCTATCGTAACAAACCCAGCTTATGACGGAACAGACATCGGTTTGCGTTGTTTAGCTGAGCACAGAAGCGCGAATGAAAAAATAAAGCAGGGCGGCGTATCTAATGCTGCTCGTATGCGAATGAAATTGTCTCTTACCGAGGCGAATACTAGATAGCGGTTCCCGCTATTTGTTGCCCTTAATCAGCCGGTGGGCTCGGCATATTACAGGAATGTCACTATGACACTTGAAGAAATGAAGACCCAGCGGGAACGCATGGCAGAGCTTGCCACGGAAGCCCGAAAAGACCTTGATTCAATCACTGATAAGACCAGTGATACAGAGGCCAAGGAAATCGAAGCACGATTTGATGCGCGGATGGTCGACCATGACGCGATTGACGCAAAACTTAATCGCGAAGATAAGATTGCTACTGCTGAGAAGCGAGCAGTCGAAAGCCGTCGCCCCAATCCTGCTGATGGATCTGATGATGGCAGCGTTGAGCCGGTCAAGGCAGAGTATCGCAACGTATTCGCAAAGGTTATCTGCGGCCAACAGGACACACTGAGTTCTGAAGAGCGTCAGGTTCTAAAGCAGGGAATGACTGAGTATCGCGCACAAACTGGCGGCACAACTACTGCTGGCGGCTTCACTGTCCCAACGACTTTATCTGATGAGATTGTCAGATCAATGCTTGCCTGGGGTCCGATGTACAGCGAAGACGTTGCCACGATTATTTCTACCACTAGCGGCAATCCTTTGAAGATTCCGACTATCAATGACACCGCTGTCACAGCGGTCGCTCATACGGAAGGCGACGCACTTGTTAATGACGGCGGCAAGGACGCAACGTTCGGCCAGAAGTCTCTAGATGCTTATTCCTTCGACACAGAGTTCATACGCTGGTCTTGGGAACTAGACATGGACTCCATTTTCTCAATGGAGCAATTGTTAGGCTCTTTGCTTGGCGAGCGTTTAGGTCGAATTGCAAACCTTCAGCTTACTACTGGCTCAGGCTCTAGCGCTCCAAATGGCGTTGTTACGGCTTCAAGTCTTGGCAAAACCGCAGCAGCAACGTCCGCAGTCACCTTTGATGAGATTTTTGATCTTGAGCACTCTGTTGACCCTGCTTACCGCATGTCACCAAAGACTCGTTATATGTTCAACGATTCCACTTTGCTAGCTGTTCGTAAGCTGAAAGATGGCGATGGCAATTACTTATGGCAGCAAGGCAATGTTGTTGCTGGCGCCCCGTCTACTTTTAATGGTCGCGCTTATAGCATCAATCAGGCTATGGACTCTTTGGCGGCTGCGAAGAAAGTTATCACTTTCGGTGACTTCAGCAAGTATTACGTTCGCAAAGTCGGCGCGCCTGTTATCGGGGTTATGAAGGAACGATTCTGGCCTGACATGGGTATTGCTGGCCTTATCCGTTTCGACGGTGAGCTTGGTGATACTGCTGCGGTTAAGCATTTAATAACTGCTGCAAGCTAGTAGGTTAGAGGCGTCCTTCGGGGCGTCTCTGCTTTTCACTTTTCGGAGATTAAAGCATGAAGGTTAAATTATTGGTAAGCCGAGCGGTTATTGGCGACAGTCAAAACGTAGGTGATGAAATTGAAGTAAGCGATGCCGAAGCTATACGCATGGTTGAGGCAGGCCAAGCAACGGCTGTTCGATCCGCTACCAAGCAAACAGCTACAAAGAAATTCAAAACTGAAAAAGCTAACAAGGTCTAATTATGAATAGCGAGTATTTGTTGAATCGAACAGTAGAAGCGGCGGCTTATCCGGTAACTGTTGACGAGATTAAATCTGATCTTCGAATTCAACACACAAGCGATGATACTCGAATAACAGGATTGATTGCAGCGGCTACAGATTTCATGGATGTCCCAAGCGGCGTGATAGGCAAGGCATTAATACATCAAACGTGGGCCTTATCTGTTGAGACTTACGGAGCGGATAACACGATAGATATTCCGGTAACTCCTGTGAGCTCAATTACATCGATTCAATATTTTGATAATGAAAATGTTTCCAGAACTTTAACGGTAAGCGATTTTTACCTTTACGGCAATCAAGACAGGGCTTGGATTAAAGCAAAGCCTGGTGTCGTTATCCCTGCGGTATTTGACAGACTCGACGCCATCACGGTCACCTTTGTTGCCGGCTTTAGCGATACCTCTGCGGGCGTGCCCAGTTCAATCAGGCAGGCAATGAGCTTGTTGATAAGCCATTGGTATGAAAACCCGACAGGTGTGGCGGCTCGTGAAACCGTATCAGAGCTTCCCTTCGCAGTTCAGAGCTTAATAAACACGAATAGAAAGGGGTGGGTAGCTTGATGAACCCCGGCGCGCTTGATCAGCTAATAACTATCAAGCGCGAGACTCGCACCAGTGATGGGATGGGCGGCGATACCGTTGCCTTAACTGATGTTGCGGCTGACCTATGGGCTCATGTCAGACCAAGAAGAGGAAGGGAACTGGCAACGCATGATCGTGTTGAAGCTCCTGCTATGTATTTGTTCAAGATTAGAAACCGCAGCGACATTAAAAACACCGATCGTATTGTCTGGAATGGCGCGACCTACAATATCAGAGAAGTCCTCACGGAAGGCACAAGAGCGGCTTATTTAGAAATCAACGCAGAGCGAGGGGTTACACAGTAATGGCTCGCAAATCATCCGTAACAAGCACGAGAGCGCGTATAAAGCTCCGAAGAATCTTAACCGAAACTGATGCCAGAATTAAGCCTGCCATGCAAGATGCGGCTAATGGTCTTATGCGAGAAGTGATTGCCCGAGTTCCTAGAGATACGGGAAACCTTGAAGACAACATTACGTCTTTAGTGGCAAAAAATGGGCTTACTGCACAGGTTGGCATTAGAGGAAAGAAAGCAAGAACCCGAGCATTTTATGCAAGGTTTTTAGAGTTCGGCACAAAGAATAGCAATGGCGGCACAAGAATGGCTGCACAGCCTTTTTTACAGCCAGCTTGGGACTATGAAAAGCCCAAAATAATCAGTCGTGTTGAGAAGGTTATTACTGACGCGGTTAAGAAGGCGCAAGGCTTATGAGCGATCCTTCGGTTGCCTTTCAAACTGCCGTTTATTCAGCACTAGACGCTGGGTTGTCAGTTCCTATTTATGACTCAGTGCCACAGGACGCGACTTATCCTTATGTGACCATTGACTATCAAGATTCATCAAGAGCGAATTGGCTTTCTGATCGAAAAGATCAAAAAATAATGTATTTCTCTGTCTGGTCAGATTACCGGGGACAGAAGGAAGTTTTAGAAATCATGGCCGAGCTTGACACCTTGCTCCATGATCAAAAATTCACTCTCTCTACTGGCCGAGTCGCGCAATCTCAGGTTTTGTCGAAGCGAACCAATAGAGAGTCTGATGGTGTAACTTACATGGGCCAATTGCGCCTGCAAGTTCTTTTAGAGTTTTAAAAACTAGCACTTTGGAGGTGCAATATTATGGCTGTTTATTCAATGGCATTCGCAACAGTTCACATCGGCACTACCGGAGCAGGTAGTACCTTATCAGAAATGGAAGCAGATACTTTTGTTCAGATTGGAGAGGTTCAATCTATTTCTGCCTTAACCGATACGCAAAACTTTTCCGCATTCACAGGATTAAGCACTGGACGCACGGTTCAGAGCAAATCCTCAAAGGCGGGCGATAATATAATGATCACTGTCGGATACGACCCTGATGATGCTGGTCAAATTGATTTGCGCGACGCGGCGGCTGTTACCACTCAGGCGGCTTACAATATGAAAGTTGTTTACAACGACCCTGCGGCTGGTAATGCAACAACTATCTTTTGGAGAGGCAAGGTTGGCAACGAGCAGTATCCTGGTGGCAGCGTTGAAGACATGGAATTGGTTGAGCACATGATAACCAATGACCAAGGCTTCATTGTGGATCTTAGAGCATGAGTCTAGGTCACGGCGAGGTAACTATCGAGCTGGGCGATACTATTTACGAGCTTCGCCCTACGCTCAAAGCGATGAAGAAAATCCAAGCTAGATTTGGCGGTTTACGCGGAGCGATGGAGGCATTGGGTCAGCTTAATGTCGAAACCATCGCGGCCATCATTTCTGCTGGCGCTGGATCTGTTCCGCGAGAATTGGGAGATATTGAAGAAGCCGTTTTCTCTCATGGCATCGCAGGCGCAACCGAACAAGTGGTTCCTTTTATCACCAAGTTGATGAATCCCAACGGTGATACGGAGTCCGAGGATTCTACTAAAAAAAAGTAGAAGGCGATTCTATGACCGAGGCTGAATACCTTGTTCATATATTCGGTGTTGCAACGGGCTGGCTTGGATGGTCGCCCGATGTAGCATGGAATAGCACAGTGCCCGAAATTACTATTTCAATAGCTGCCAAAATAGATTTTATCCAGATGCAAAACGGCGGCAAGAAATCAGAACCGAAGAAAAAAGAATCAAGCATGTCCTCGTTCATTTCAGCAATCGTTAAGCAAAAAGAGACTCAAGTACATGAGTGATGTGGCTGACCTACTATTAAAAATTGATGCGACAACCGAAGGGCTTAGGCGTGAGCTGAAAAAAGCTGAAAAGTCTGTGGATGGCGGTAGACAGGCAATTGATGCCAACACAAAAAAGATTGACCAAAGTTTCACCTCTATGGGCGCGAACGTCAAAAAGGTCGTGGGCGTTATTGCCGTGGCGATGGGCGGCATGGCGATTGGTCGAAAGTTTGCCGATGTTGTTGTGGAGACTGAAAAGCTCAGAGGCTCTCTTACCACGATCACCGGCAGCGCGGAAAACGCCGGAAAGGCATTTGATAAATTAACAGAATTCGCAGCAAAAACCCCTTTTACTTTAGATCAATCTGTAAACGCTTTTATCAAACTAAAGGCTTTAGGATTGGACCCCTCAGAGCGCGCCCTTTTGTCATACGGCAACACTTCTTCAGCTATGGGCAAGGACATGATGCAGATGATAGAAGCCGTGGCTGACGCTTCTACGGGCGAATTTGAGCGACTAAAAGAGTTTGGTATCAAGGCTAAGTCTCAGGGCGATAATGTTTCTTTTACCTTTCAGGGCATAACCACCACAATCGGTAAAAACGCAGGAGAGATACAGGCATATTTAATGGGCATTGGCGAGGTTCAGTTTGCCGGAGCTATGGAAGATCAAATGGAAAGGTTGCCCGGCCTTTTAAGCAACTTACAAGATAATGTCGATGGCCTATTTCGCAAGATGGGAGACACCGGTGGGATTAATATTTTTGGCGCTGGCATTACGGCGGCCAGTGGCGCGATTCTTTACTTTACTGAAAACCTAGAAACAATTGGAACGGTAGTTGCGGCTGTTGGCGCAGCGCTTTCTGTAATGATTGCGCCTACAGTGATTGTGGGAGGGATTGGGCTTGTTGTAAAGGCTGTTCTTGCTATGAACGCAGCTTTTTTGGCTAACCCCATAGGGCTGATTGTTGCTGCCTTAGCTGCTGCCGCCGTGGTCATATATAGAAATTGGGAGGATATAACCACTGCCGCATCCACCGCAGCGGTCAATGTCCAGATTGCTTGGGAGAAGCTAAAAGTCTATCTAATGGAAACCTTTCCGGCAACCCTAACGGCTGTGGCAACAATATTTAACGCCCTAAAAGATGTTGCGGTTGCGGTTTGGGGGGCAATCGCCACGGCGATAGATGTTGCAAGCGTTCCAATAAAGGCGACATGGGAGGCAATTAAAACTTTCGGATCAAACGCCGCAATTAGCATTGAAATTTCATGGGAAACTTTGAAGCTTTATTTATTAGAAAAATTTGCAGGCGCTCTCGGGACGGTAAGCGGGGCTTTTGTCGATGTACAAAACAAAGCTATTGCCACAATGACTGCAATAGCTGCGGCGGCGGCAAGCCCACTTAGCGCCATCAACACTTTTAACACCACTTTTGAAACTACCCTTACAAAGCTGAAAAATGCCGACACCAATACGGGCACTTTCAATACCACGATAGGCGAATCAAAAAGGCGAATAGTTGCGCTAGAAGGCAAGCTAGTGACCCTAAAAGACACGACAGGAGACGTTGAAACAGCCGTGGGTGATGCTGATGTTGCTCTTTCCGACTTCAAAACGGTAGTCGATAATTCGGCCACATCTACGGGCGAGCTTGACGGGAAGGCTATCAGCTTAATTACCAGCCTTAAAAATGAAAAAGACGCCTTGGGACTAACATCCACACAGATAGGAATAAGAAACGGCTTACAGACAGCAGGGGTGACTTCTACCAGCTTACTAGGAAAGGAGATTGTTGCGCTCGTGACTGAAATAGACAAGGAAAAAACAGCGCTAACGAATGCGGCGACCGAGGCTGCGGCTTTAGAAAAAGCTAACGATGAAGCTGCTCGGGCGGCAGAGGAAGCATGGGGCAGAACTCACGATTATCTGTCCACAACCTTTGTCAATATTATGAACAACGGTAAAGGCGCTTTTAGCCAGATAGCTGAAGCGTTTACTGGAATGATCAAGCGCATGGTTGCTGAATGGGCGGCATCTAAGCTGATGAACTTGGTCGGATTTGGGGGCACAGCATCAACCGGCGCAGGAAACCCTATCTCATCAATTCTTGGCTCTATTGGGTCCAGCGTAGCCTCAACCGCTGTTGGCGGCTCAATCACATCGGCACTAGGTCTAGGCGCGGCAGGCACAGTAGCCACACCAGCAATAGCGGCTGGTATGACCTCGGGAATGGCAGCGGCGGGAGCGGGGACAGCGGCAGCGGGATCTGGCGCAGCGATGGCTGGCATGACTTCAGGTATGGCGGCACAGGGTGCGGCGGTAGGCGGCACAGGAATAATGGCAAGCATTGGATCTGGAGTTTCTGCGGTAGGTTCTGGCCTTGCATCTGCGGGATCAGCGGTAATGGGCGCGCTTTCTGCCGTTCCTGTTTGGGGGTGGGCATTAGGAGGTGCTGCGCTACTTGCCAAGGTTCTTGATGATAGCGGCACAATGTCTAGCAATGCTGGAATGCTTACTCAGGATTTGGGGCATGAAGGCAGCTTTGGAATTGATCCCTTTGCAAGTGGTGCACAGTTTACTGGATTTTCGAGAAGATCGGACCAGCAAGGCGCTACGGACAATATCGATGCTTTTAGAGAAGTTGACGCTTATCTTTCAAATATCCACCAGTCTATAGCGGGAACAATGCCAAGCCTTAATGCTTCCGACTTCATTGGATACGATGAAAAAGGCGAGGGGCGCGGGGCTTTCTTTGGATCGGCCAGCGAGGAAGGTGGTAGCGATGGAACTCCAATGGCTGATCAGTTAGCCAAGTTCGCCTCTCGATGGGTTGAGCTTTCTGGCGCGCAAATGGGCGCGAGCAGAGAGTCTATTGATCATGTAATAGGTAACGGTTCCTCTGTTGCTGAAATACTATCAAGGGCTGGCGCGCTAGGCGTTGACGGCTCTCACTTTAACGGCTTGCGAAGAGTTCCTTTTGATGGTTACAGGGCAGAGCTACACAAGAACGAGGAAGTTTTAACGGCTAACGACCCTCGCAATTCAAACAGCGGCGGCGAGTCTGCCGGAATGATTAACGAAATGCGAAAAATTGCTGCCAGCGTAAAGACAACCGCAGACTTGCTAACAAGAGTTACCCGCGACGGCAACTCTCTTTTGACGGAGGCTGTGTAAATGGAAGTAATACCTCCAATTGAAATAACGGACGCCAGGCTTACCAGCACCACTATACCCGAAGATGTTGCTGCCACTTACTCGGGTGGTACGACTTATGCTGACGAGGCTCTAGCGGGCCTTGCTTCGGTCTATGGTGCGGCCCAGATTGTTTGGCGATCATTACAGGCAAGCAATACCGGAAACGCTCAAAGCGAGGGCGCTTGGTGGACAAAGGCGGGAGAGGTCTATCCTGTTTACAATTCTGGTTCATCTTGTGATATTGGCGGCATTGTTACTGACCTTTCCACTCACTCGCTTTATGAGTCTTTGGTCGATTCAAATACGGGCTACGCGCTCACCAATACTGAGAAATGGAAATACATCGGAAAGACTAATCGATTTAAGATGTTCGATTATAAAAGGAATCAGCGCTCAACTGCGCTAGGTGCGATTA